AAACGAATAATTGATCTGAATTTGTCAAATAATTGATCACCTTTATGTGATATAACAAATATATTAGTATCAGAACCCATCTCATGTATTAACTTTAAAAATTCTTCTGTGCCAGTACCATCTAATGATGAATCAAAAACCTCATCAAGTATTAACAGGTTGGTGTTGGTACTGTTCTTTAATTTTGCAATCTGTCTCCATGTAAACAATAGAGCCAAATCAATTCGCATCTTTTCACCTTCTGAAAAGTTTGCATAACTAAACTCATCTCGGTGCCTAGATTTAATTGTTTCTTCAAAGTTTTCATTGATATTAAAGTTAACAAAGAAATCCATTGCAGTCAAGTACTTGTTGACCAATTTGTTCATGATTGGTAGATATTGTCGAATAATTTTTGTTTTGATTCCACTATCTTTTAATAACGCAGCTGCCAAATCATAATACTTTTTCTCATCGGATATGATTTTTCTTTCTTCATCCAGTTGTTTGAGTTGGTCATTAAACTCTTTAAGTTTTTCATTTTCTTCTTCTAGATTGTCTTTTTTGTTCGACAACTCATTTATTTCTTTTTGTATTTTTGAGATATAACTGTTTACCGCAGTAATTGTCGAATTGTGTTTAATTATCTCATTGTTATGACTTTGTATGTGTTTGAGTACATTCTGAATCTCTGTAATTCGTTCGGATGTTTTTGTAATCTGATTTGATAGATCCGTTAGTGCAACACTAACCTCGCCTTTTGTTTTAGATAATTCTGCAACTTTTTCACCTTTGAATGTTTCGTGAATGTCTTGTTTACAAGTTGGACAACTATCATTACCTTCATAAAAAGAAACATCTTTATCAATCTTCTTAATACGAGTTTCTAGTTTAGATTCTAACTGTAAAAGTTTAGAACTTTTACTTTCCATTGCCAACTTGTCAGATATTTTACTTTGTAGAACATCAATATGTTTCTGTATGAGTATGATATCACTATTCAATTTGGTAATTTGTTGTTCTGAATTCTGTATTTCCGTTTTCTTTTTTTCTATCTCGGCATCGTTATGTTTCTTTGCCTCATCGATATTGTGTTTCTGTAATTCAACCTTTGTATTATTGAGATCGATTTGGTGTTCATTTTTTACCAATGCATCTTTATTGATAGCAATCTTTTCTTTAGCCAGACTATTCATTGTGGAAAAGATTTGAATGTCTAATAAATCTTCTATGATTGCCCTACGGTCAGCAGGTGTCAATTGCATGAATGGAACGAATGAAGCAGATCCAAGGATAACAACCTGTGTAAACGACTTGAAGTTTAGTTTAAGAATAAACTTTTCTAGATATTCTTGGTAGTCTTTTGCTTTTGCATCTTGATCCACCATAATGTCATTACAGTAAACTTCAAATGTATTTGGTTTGATACCACGAATGACTTTGTATTTCTTTTTACCAATGGAAAATTCAATCTCAACAACACATTGTTGATTGTTGATTGAGTTCAACAGTTGTGGTTTGTTTATCTTACGAAATGGTTTACCAAAAAGACCAAAACAAAGTGCATCTAGAATAGTAGATTTACCTGCACCATTGTTACCAATGATTAAGGTATTTTGTGATCTTAATAGATTAATTTCGGAGAATGTGTTGCCCGTGGAGAGAAAGTTTTTCCAACGAACCTTTTCAAATATAATCATGCCTGTTCAGTATTCAATGCCTCAACATATAGTTCACGCAAAACATTTTTTAATTTATCATTATCAATGTGATCTTCTTTTAGTGCATCAACATACTTGTTAATAATAGTAACAGTATCTTCTGCCTGATCAATCATATCATCTTCTACACCTTCTGTCAAGTCAGTAAAATCTTCCGCAATGGTAATATCGATTGGATTGACATTGTATAGATTATTCATAAACTTATCAAAGAGGTATGGGTTAGTTTTGTTAACTACCACAACCTTCACATAGGTATTGGTATACTTCTTTAAGTCCAAACCGTTAATTTCAGTAATTGATTTCTCTTTATCATCGTAGAGAATACGATAAAACATTATGTTAGGATTGACAATAAACTCAAGATCCCTACTATCCAAATCAAAAATGTGAAAGCCCCTAGCGTCATTATAATCTTGCCAAGTGAGTTCGTATGGGTTTCCAAGGTAGTGTATGTTTCCTTGAGAAGAGCGATGATGATAATGGCCACTAAAGACCATATCAAACTTAGAGAATAAATCACGGTCTAATCCTTCATTTGATGGCATACCACGATGCATGGCAAATCCGGCAATTTCAAAATGGCCCATGCAAATGTCTGCCTGTGTTTGTTTTAACTGATCCATAGATTCCAAATGATTATCAGGACAAATCCATGGCATCATACAAATTGCGGTACCACCAACATAAATTGTGTGTGGTGCATCGATAACTGTAATGTTGTTATATTCACGCAACAACAAGTCAACAGAATTTACTTCATTGGTATTCTTGAAATATGTATCGTGGTTGCCGGCAAGCATATGAACTTTAATATTTCTTTTTGCCAGTTCATCAAAGAACATATCTTTTGTTCTTTTGAGTGAATAAAAGTTTACATATTTCCTACGATCAAACGTATCACCGAGTATAAGGACAGTATCAATGCCATTGCTGTCAAGATGTGGAAAAAATACTCCTGAATAAAACTTTTCATAATAATCAAGAAAGTGCTGTGAATCGTTCCTTGCTCCAAAGTGTTGATCGGTTATTATCGCTATTTTCATATTTAATCTCTATAACAAAGTCTTTTGACATTTCTTCTGCAAATTTAGCTGCATCAGTTATATCTTTAAAGTATTTAAAAAACTTAAAACATTCGTCTTTTCCACACCAACTAACTTTATACATGATATCATTCTCCTAAGAACTTTTCAATACCTTTTATCTTCTTTGCCGTTTTCTTAGCCTTTTTACCTTCTTCATAATTCTCAATGAATTCGGCAATATTCTCATATAATTCAAACTGTCTAGTTGTGCCATCTTCTAATTCCATCATTTCATATTCATCTAGAATACCAAACATCTCTGTGGACTTATACTTGACATATAGCTGTTTCTTTTCCTTTTGTATCCTACGGAGAAAAGCAAAGTAAATTATCTGTGTAAAGTATGCAAATGGATTTTTAGATTTGGTGGGATCAAAATTGTCAAAGTACATCAAACAGTTTTCAATGCCATCTGAAATCATTTCATCACGATAGGTATAGTTTATGAAGTTAGGTTTGTGAGACAGACCTTCTGCAATCTTCATAAAACATTCTCCTATGTAATTTGGTATAGGAGGTTCTTCTGTCTTATTCTTCTTTGCAAGTTTTTTGGCCTTCTTGTAGTCCACTAAGGCCTGTAGGAAGTCTGCGTTATTAATATAGTGTTTTTCTTTTTTCATAATTACCACATAATGTTATTGACAAAGTGTTGACAAAGGTGTAAAGTTTCGGTGTGCTCGGATGAAATATATTAATGGATTATATCTTTATCACCAGGCATATCTCTAAGATGATTCATAATTTCTTCGATATCTTCTTCAAAGGTATCAGGATCTTCCATCTGATCTTTAATAATTTTTTTTGCTTTTAACAGTTCAGATATTTTTTCCACAGTATTATTATAGTATTCAATGAAATCTTCCGATGGTTCAATCATGCACAATATATCTTTATCGGTAAGAGTAACTTCATTTGTTTTAACCAACTGTACAGGTAACCAATGTGTCATTCCTAATATCGGCATCCCATTACGAGATGTTATTTCAACTACCATAGGATGCGATACATTATAAACACCACTAGTATTACTAGATATTGTTCCGATAATATCTTCGCCATTCTGTAGCCTGACCATTTTGATATTATCCATTTTTTAATCCTATTTTATAAATCTTGAAAGGAAACTGCTCTTCATTATATATCTTTGTCCTTTCAATGAAATGTTTTAGTGTAAAGTTCATATGTTTTTTGTATCTTAAATCATCTGCAATGTCATAGAGTGTTGCAACTTCTTTACCTTCATTCTGTCTTAATCCACGACCAATACTTTGTAGAGTACGAATCGTAGATTTTGTTGGCATTGCAAAAATAATATTGTGAAGATTTTTAATATTGATACCTGTTGAAAAAGTACCAAAAGATGCCACGATGATGGCATCATTTTCTATCTCCATAATTTTTATTATTTCTTCTCTATCTTCGGCTTCTACTCCGCCATGAACAAAGAATACTTTTCTTTCGCCTATATTTTTTGTATCTTTAATTAAATTGTATAATATCTTGCCATGTTTGTCAACCATCTGATATAGTACGAGAGTATTTTTCTGTAAAGATACCGCAAGATTTTTAATAAATTTGTTTCTCTGTTCATTTTCTATCAGATACTTGATTTCATCTTGATATGTTTTGTCTTTCATTACAAGACAATCTTCATCTGGATGTTTTATAACCAAACATTTAATGTCAAAGTTTGATAGTTTACCTTTGTCGATAAGTTCTTTAGTTGATATTACCTTTTCTACTTCACCAAAAAGACCTTCTAATACTAGTTTGTGTGTCTTTGTACCATCTAAAGTACCAGTAAGACCTATTCTGTATTTGGCTTTTGTGCAAGAAGTAAGTATCGTTGTTAGAGATTGAGCTTTGAATAAGTGTGCTTCATCACCTATGATATAATCAAACTGTTCAAAATACTCTTTTGGTAATTTATATAACGATTGCCATGTAGAAATGATGACAGGAAGTGTTGATTCTTTTTCTTTACCTTGATATATTCTGTGTACATTGTTCTGTGAATTAAAACCATAATCAGAAAAATCAGAATATAATTGTTCTACAAGAGAAGTGGTTGGTACAATTATAAGGCCTTTAAGTTTTTGATAATCTAATAGTTGTCTTACGATTAGATAAATTATGAGAGATTTACCAGAAGCGGTAGGAGATAATATCAAAGATCTGCGTTGTTGCATCACATGAATGAATGCTTTGATCTGATGTTCGTTTGCCGTTATAGGCCGACCTGCTGATTCTAAATTAAGTGATTCTGCAAACTTCTGTGCATGATATACTGAAAATTCATCTTGAACATCCAGATTATCTTGTATTTCAAAAGTGTAATTTCTTTCTTTACAGAACAGTTGAAGATAAGAAAGTAATCCGATATAGAGGCAATTATTTCTTAAATCAAAAAGTCTTATCTTTCCATCCCATATTCGATTACGATATGCAGGAACAAATTGGTATCCTGGTACGAAAAATGTAAAGTATTCTGATAACTCTTTTGCAAAATGTTTCTCACAAGTTACCTTTAAATATACCTCATTGACTTTGTTAATTAATAAATCACTCATTCTTTTTTATCAAATTGATAGAACCATGAATCTGGAGTACCAACACTCCATTTAGAAACATTTTCTACCGAATATATTTCTGTAGGTATTTTAAAATCAGGATTTTTTGTAACTGGAGGAACAAGTGATACATCATACCATAAACATCTATTGTTTGGTTGACAGGCAAATTGACCATTGTCTAGTTGTATAAAGTTATAAGATTTATGTTCTTGAACACCTTCTGAAAAACTGGTGTCAATTCTATTTAAATCTGGTGCTGCAAAATCTATTGTGAAAAGGTATTTACCAAAATAAAATTGTTTGTCTTTACCAAAATATTTTACTTTAAGACCACGCAAATTAGATTTTTCAATAACTGCCATATCATATGAGAGGCAATCCCAAATTTGCAAATGATCTAAGGGTAAATGTTGTTCTACAGATTTCCAAACATAAGCTGAAATTGGCAGTTTATCAAACAATGCACCATAGTCAGTTAACATACATTCAATGCGAAACGCTTGACCTTTAATTGCTTTTGCGGTCATCCATACACAAGGTTCTAATTCTCCATGACCTTTTTCATGGTTATAAAGAAACTCTTTGCGTACAAAACATTTAATTGGTGGTATATTAACAACCAAAAAAGACATTTATTGTCCTCCTATGAATTTTTCCCACGATATAAAGTCACGCAATTGCCATGTTCTCTGCTTCAGTTCATTCAGAATAGATTCCAAAACAGAAATAGTTTCTTCATGGTATACTTTCTTTTCTAGAAGTTTAATTAAATCTCCGTCTGCCTCTAGATATGTTGTGATGTCAGATTTCAAAGTAAACTGAAATGGTTCCCATCCATAACTTTGCAGTTCTTCTTGAGACATCTTACCTGTGTAGTATTCCCACTTTATTTTCCGCATACGCAAGTAATCAAACTGTGCCTTTTTTGAGGCAATCTTATGTTTGGTAAGTATTGCAAGATATTTGTTGTGGAGTTTAGGTATCTTCAACAGTTCTTTTCCAGGTTCAGTCTGGTCAATATCTGTGTCTTTTTCCCAATGCTTTAGTACTTGTTCTAAGGTTTCCATAATCAATAATAAAAAAGTAACATTAAACCTATAATCTAACATAAAAGATGTTAGAAGTCAAGCTTTATGTTAGAGATTCAAATTCAAAGTAATCGTAAGTAAAGGTTGCCGTTGCGGTCATAATATCATCCGCAGACATTTTGGTATCAAACTGTAAGTCTGATAAAGAGATAGGAAATGCATTAACGAATCTAACTCTCAATTTTGGATTGTTCAAATTATTTAAAACGGTTAAAGTGGCATCAGAATAATTCTTTAATGCCGTTCTTTCGGTTCTGGTATATCGGTTCTGTAGAGAAGTAAGTCTTTTTCTTTCATCAAAACTGGTAGGAGAAGCTATAGAACGGAACCAATCATGCAGATGTCTCCAAGTCTCTAGGTTCTCATCGATATTAAAGTCTATATTCAACTGATTGTATGTTATTTTATTACCAGGTGCATATATGTCCGCAGTAGGAAGATTGATTGGGGCCTGTCCTAAACTGATTCCGGGTAGGTTTATGGCCTGACAGAAGTACTGAACCGAATTGGTTCTTTCAAATGTCAATAGAAATTTGGTAGGTTGTAGATAATTGGTGTTCTGTGGAACTCTTGTGGTAGCATCCATAATTACAGAGTTTTCTTAATGTGCAAACCAATATCTATGACAGTTTCTTTTTCTATCATGTTTATGATTTTATTTGTTAATGTTATTTCTTGTTGAATGAATACCATCTTCAACTGGAGTTCTTTTAACTGTTGGTTATAGAATTCCAATTCTTTAATTTTTCTGGAACGAATGTCCAGTAGGTCAGACATTAATAGTATTTCGCTCATACTACTATTTATGAGCCAAAAAAAAAGGACCTCCGAAGAGGTCCTTTTAACTATCACTCTACGGTGACTTAATATTACATCAAGTTACGAACTGTAAAGATACGATAGTAGACATTGCTACGTGGTGTGATCTGAGCAGTACCAGCACCTGTTGACAGAGGACCCTTAGCGAATGGGTTTGGTACCATTCCGTAACGAGTCTTGAAGCCAATCTTTGGTTGGAAGGTAAACTGGTCAACAGCACGAACCATTTGCAGAGGAACGTATGGGCAGTAGAACAGACCTGCGTCATATGGAGAAGCACCTTTGTAACCGATTGTAACCAGTTCTTGGTTGCTTGTGTAACCACCGAAATATGGATCAATGTAAACCTTGATACGGCCATGCAACATACCAGCAAATGTGTTGCCTGTGTCGTCAACTTGCAGGTCAGCAGACAGAGCAGGTGTGTACTGAAGAACACCAGCCATTGCCATTGCGGAAGCAACATCTGAAGAAACGATCAGAACGTTACCTTTACCTCTACGAGTTTGTTTTGCAATAACGTTTGCATCACGCTCGATTTGGAAAATCAGACCCTTGAAACGCTCAACTGACCAACGACCATTTGAATCTGTATCCAGGTCAAATGTACCAGCGGTAGTTGTACCATACTGAGCACCTGCAACAGCAGACAAATAGATTGTGCGGATAACTTCACGGTTGATCTCTGCGAGGATTTCTGTAGACAGAATGTTAGACAATTCTGTTTCAGCATCCAGACCATGAATTGCCTTCAGGTCTTGAGCGAGTTCAAGTGAGTACTCGGCTTTCAGAGCACGGGACTGAGCAGTTACAGAAACTTTCTCAATGCTAAATGCCATTTCTTTGAAAGCTGCGGAACCATCAGCACCAAGAGCTTCAGCAGTTGCTGTTGGCATACCGATACCAGTTGTAAATGCATTAGCAGTTAAGTCTGCTACTGGATTTGCTAGGATGTCAGTATCTGGTGTTGTTGTACCACGGAAACCGTATGGGTTAGCAATAGATGAAGCACCAGAAAATACTGTGTTTGCCTCATTGTAGAATGCCTCTGAACCACCCTGTGTAGCGTAACGAGCACGCATTGCGAAAATCAGACCTGTTGGACCTGTCATTGGCTGAACGCCAGCAACATCATACGCAATCAGGTTTGGCAGCGCACGGCGAACCAAGCTAATCAAGATTGGATCAAAATTCTGAATGCCGGAACCAGTAACGTTTGTTGGAGCAGATGCAGTTGCCTCCATCAAAGACATTCTGTCTTGATTCATTGCTTGTTGTTGATTCTCCAATACGAGAGCTGTAACAGCTTTCTTATATGGATCTTTAATAGAATCCAACTCTGGATGCTCCAGAACTGGCTTCCATTTGGATTGAAGTTCTTCTGTTAAGTACATTTTATTTCCTTTTGTTTAAAAAAACGGTTAATTATTTAACCAAAGTTTGTGAAATTACTTTAGTATAAGCTTCCATCAAAGGATCGACAGAAGGTGTTGGCTTCTTATCTTCTTCAATAGGAGTTTCGTCATTTAAATCTGATGAATCTGCAACCTTAACTTCTGCCTTGAAATATGACTCTTTCAAAGTATTCATTTTGGTAACAAATTCTTCTTCGGTAGTGTACTCAACACCCTCTGCGAGTGATTTTAGTTTTTCTACCTGGGTTTGAGTCAGGCCTTCACACGCTGTGTAGATAGCCTCAACTTT